ACCTATCATCATTCTGAGAGCGGCACACGCAATTGGATACAATTCTTCAACAACCTTTGATCTCTGAATAAACTCCTGACGCAACTCGGGCACTTTTCTGATTGCATGTGTAAGTGTCTTCAATTCTTTCATTTTGGTGTAATTCGTCAGGTAATCCAAGCATGCATTAATATCGCGAACAAGCAATTTTTCTGTTGATCCTCGAACATACAATGTTTTCTGAAGCCAATCCTGATATTCCTCCAATATTTGAATCTGAGTTTTGTGATCATCATAAATAAACTTCAGAGCATAATCTTTAACGAAATTGAAAACCCCAAGCAACGATTGATATATCTTCGGCACAGCTGCCATTCCAAGAGCTAAGAATGAAACATTCCTTGCTGCCTGGGCAACTCTGTCTCCAATTGCCAATTTATTATCTCGGAGTTTAGGCAGTCCCATCACTGATATTAAACTCACTGCAACTACTCCCAAAACTGCAGGTCCTCCGGCTTTAAGCATGTCAACGATATATTCTATCATGCCAGTTTCTGGTTCCGCTGGCTTCTTCTTTGCTTCCTCTTTCTTCTGTTTGAGCTCTGCCTTGATGACATTGACATTGCCCTTTGCGACTTTATCTGTTGTTTTCTCAATTTCTGCCAAATAAGCGTCAAACTCGGTATCATCCGCTGCTTCTTCGAACATGGATTTAAATCCCTTCCACAACTTTCCTACCAATCTTACAAACATGTCTGCAAGACCGATCTCAACCGCAATATCAGCTAGAATCATGAATTTTATGATGTTACAATCAGTATGAACCCACATAATGTAATAGAAAAACAATTTGGTGGCATCAATGATTTCATTATATTCAAATCCAAATAGCCCACAGATTTTCTTCACTGTGTCGGTAAACCACGCATTTATTATTGATTTAACACTATTAAATGAATCCTTGATTGTTGAGAAATTCTTGCTTAGCAGCGCATCAACTGTTTTTTCCATTCCTGTGTTTCTAAAGCCTTCAATGACCTTTTGGAATTGGTCTGAAGCTATTTGATCTATATGGCTTAATTTTTCGACTCCTTCATAGGCGTTGATGACAAAATTCTTCAATTTCTTGAATGGTGTTTTCAATTTTTCAACAAAGCCTGTCGCCTCTTCTTCCTCTGATCCTTGATCTTCCTCCTCCTCTTCATCTGAATAATTCGGTTCTCCATCATCAGTTTCAAATTCGTCATCGCTGTTAGCTGGAACAATCGGGTTTCTTCTGAGTTTTCCAAGTTCAATGATGGCCTCCAAGTTGTTAAAGGCGGATTTTGAAGTAGAGACATGGAAGATTTTGCACCATGCCAAATATTCAGACTGAGCTATTGAACAAATTTGTTTTTCTGTTGTCAAATTGAGATTGATGAAATCCATGAGTTCATGACGTCTATCCAATGGATTTACTGGACTCATCTCAGTAACTTCTTTTGTCATAAGCTTATTAAGGCCAGGATTATAGAAGCTATCGAGACGGAATCTGGATACTATCTTCAAGAATTTTCTTGTGACGTTCTCGCTAAAGTTGTTTTTGGCGTATCTGAAAGCTCTATGGAAAACTTCGATTGTATCTGTATGGACCATTCTCAATTTGACAATGTAGGCGATGAATTCTTCTTCTTCCGTTAGCTCATCTTTCTTATTACACAATGTCCATCTTGTTGCGGAGTTCTTAAAATTCATCACTTTGATCGTTGTTTCATAAGTTGTTAAAATTCCATTCTCAAACTTCTCTAGAAGTTGATCCAAAGGTTCATTCTCAAAATCAATACTTTTGAACATTCCGTTAGTCATGTTCTCCATAGAAATCCTGTTCAAATGAAACTTAGAATCAAGCTCCAAATCTGGCTTGGTACGAAGTGAATCTTCAACTTTGATGTCAAAACATGGAACTATCACTCGCTCTAATCTGAACAAAGATGCCCAAATGTCTCCAGTGGAAAACATTGTATATCCTTTATCAAGTGTAAGCAAATGAATGTTGTTTCTAAACAAGATAGTCCACAATCCAAATATGTAGTTTGTATTTGACGGGATTGGCAAATAGTGCATCTGAATTGATGTTAAAATTGATCCCATCTCAGCGATTTGTGAAGCTGTCATTTCCTGACCGGAAACTGAACTCAAAACCCTGTGATACAATTCTGATGTTGCTTTCATGTAGTTGACCTTAGAAAATCTGAATTGGATTGCTGACTTTGGACAAAGAACAAAATTATCAACCAGTATAAAATGGCCCTCCGTCTCTTCGATGTGTTTTAGAATGTCCGAATCTCCTAGCTGTCTTTGCAAATGACTATTCCAATGAATAGGACATCTCATGCTTGGCTTGAAATCAGCATGATTTGAAAACTTTGTGGTCTTTGATAACTGGACGTGTTTTCGTGTGTTGATAATCTTGTCTCCAGTTAATCTTTGTTGTTTTCCTGTTGTTCCTCCTCGAATTTCTTTCACGATCTCTTCCGAAACGTCAATTCTGTAAGCATCACCGATTTCTACTATCTTCTCATTCGGCAATGTAAACTGAAAATCATTTGGAAGTATCATAGTCGTATCTGTTGGATTTTCGACAACCCGGACAATCGAGGATTTGATTGTTACTACTGGTCCGGGATTTTTCTCAATGTCGAAAAGTATTTCTGCTCCATAGCCTCTTCTGTGATCTTCCCAGAGTCTAACAAGTCCATCAATGGGTACTGCATGCCAATCCACATGTTGGCTTTCCCCCCAGGCCTTGTCAT